CCCTCAAATTCTCCTAATGCTTCTGCGGTAAACTGGGACTCCCGATGGGGGTAAACTAGTTTGAGAGTTGGCCGAGACGTATGTTTACATTTCGGTGGAAATTTTTGACTGGTACCAAATGACACCATTACCCACAGTTCATTCGGCTCAGTCGGGAACCGGGAACCCATCCTGGAGGTTGTCAGGCTGGAGTTCAGGAACGAGAGCCGTAACGCGGAAACCGACTTCGAAATTCCGTCACTTTATTGGTTGAAAAGTTAAACATTTCATGGGATGATGGCAGACGGTTAGAAATTTGGAAGGGAGTTCGGGCGATGAACACTTTGGAGGAAAAGACAAAAGTCGACAACGGGGAAATCCTTCGAGGACTTCCTGATGATGGATGGCAACCGCCAGTCATCGCCGAGATTCGCGATGCTTTGGACCGTCGCCGAAAGCCTTACCAGCCGAGAAGTTGGGAAGCAAAGCGAATCCAAGACCACCACCACGAAGTTATTCGGAGATTGCTCATAGGTCAGGCGCCCAAGGAGATTGCTGCGGAGCTGGACCTCACAACGACGCAAATTCTGAACATCAAAAACTCCCCACTCATCCAGCAGCAACTTTCGGTGTTGCAAGCCGTCAGGGACACCGTAGCAGTGGACGTTTCGAAGCGGATTAAGGAGATTGCTCCGAAAGCCGTTGACCTTTTGGAGAAGATCATCGGGGGTGAAGAAGAGGGGTTCAAAGGTTTGCCTATGGCTCTGAGAGCCCGCGTTGCGATGGACAACTTGGATCGCTCCGGACATCCTCGTCAGACGAATTTGAAAACGGAGAATCTCCATGCGTTCATCACCCCGGCGGATATTGAAGCGGTTAAGCAACGGGCGGATGAGCGCCGGAGGTTGGTGCAGACGACGGACTAAACCCTTACGCGAGCACTGTCTCAAATCGTTGAGCTACTGAACCTTGCGTGAGCTAAAGAGAGTGAAGTTTGGGTTCCGGGCTTTGCGCAAGCACTGTGTCGACCAGTTGAACGTTTAATGCTACCGTGATTAAATCACGACAGGAGCACGAGATTACTATGAAGAAACTTATTTGGGTTTTGGCTTTGGTACTTCTCACGGTTGGACTTGTCGGCGCTGCCTTCGCGGAACGTGAAACCTTCGGAGCTCGGCGAACGATCACTTACACGGCGACCGGTGAGGCCGACAATAACGACACTGTTACACTCTCTGCCGCGGACTTCAACTATATCAAAGGCAAAGTGTTGCTGAAAATTCGGACTGTCCCAGGAACCGACGCCGCTACTCCGTCTGCTTACACCATCGTCATTAAAGACGCTGCGACTGGCGCTACATTGCACACTGTTCCAGCCAGGTCGACGACAGCCACGGAAGTTTACGATGTTCCGTCAGGCGCCGGTCAGAACATCTTCGCGTTGACGGCCCACGTCTTCGTCTTCACCGGACTTGGCGACGGGAACACCGTAACTGCTCAATTCGCTTATTAAACGGAGAAAGGATATGAAAAAGTTTCTTTGCCTTCTGGTTTTTCTAGCCTTGGTTTCTCCGGTTTTTGGCGAAACGGTTGACGACACTATTCCTCCTCCGCCGCCGATTGGGCCGAATACTGACCTCTCGGTAAGGTCCGCTCTTATCGGTGGTGTGGCCCCTATGCTCGAAATCGCGGCCACATACGACTTCGCCGACACCACGGCCCGCGACAACTACTTTACCGCCCACAGCTCCGAGCGAACCGTGGGCCGGCGCATCCACATCCAGTCTACCGGATTTGTCCAGGAATGGACCGGATCGGCCTGGGGCAATCTCACGGCCTTGACCAAAGGCCCGAAGGGTGACAAAGGCGACACCGGAGAAACCGGAGCGACCGGAGCACAGGGCGCTCAGGGGCCGCAAGGTGCAACGGGTGCAACGGGTGCCACAGGAGCCAAGGGAGACACCGGCTCTCAGGGTCCGGCTGGAGCCACTGGCGCGACAGGTCCGCAAGGTCCGGCTGGTGCTGACGGCCAAGGCTTTGCCGAGTGCGACCCTGAAACAGGAAATTGCGGCATCGAAGTCCAGCCGAATGAAAGCTCTCCGACCGCTCCACCGGCCACAGCTACCGACGCGGGTCTTCGCCCTGGGCCCTCGGGGGCATGGTTCTATTGGGATATTTCAGCGGAACTTTGGCGGGAGATAGGAACAAACCAAAGCTCCTCATTCGACGAAGACGGCAACTTCACCCCGACCGGAGAATGGGACTTCACAAGCGGTGGTCCGGTAAGTGTTCCAGTACCGACCGCCGACGCTCATGCAGCGACCAAGAAATACGTCGATGATGAGGTGGGAGCGCTATCTTCTCAAATGGATGCGATGATTGCGGCCTTCAACGCATTGGGCCTCAATGCTTTTACCTTCACGCCTTACTCCCCGGCCAGTTATCCGGCCTGGGTGCAGTCAACCACACCGACCATCTCGCTGGACATCACGGACACGAACGTTGCCTATACCGTCGCGGGAGCACAGTGGAAACTCGGTGCTGGTGCATACACAGGGCATGACTTCTCGTACGTTTCGGGCAACCGCTGGAGCGCCGCTTTAAGCGATCTGTCCGCTGGAGCCAATACGATCACGCTTCGGGCAACGGATGACAAGGCCGGAACGCCGAACACTGGCGAATCCAGCGCCCTGACCGTCAACGTGGATCTGACCGATCCTAGCGTTAATGCAGGTGCTGACCAGGACCATGACGGCACAGGCGAAATGATCACGCTCTCCGGCATCTCCATCACAGAGGCCAACGAAGCGGCGCGGGAATACCAAGTCTACGACGTGACATCGAGCGCCGTGGAGTACGCCTACACAACTTTTGCCGGGACATCGATCGAGCGGCAGCTTCCCGCCGATACCCACGATTATAGGTTTGATGTGCGGATTACCGACCTTTCCGGCCGCACCGGGACTGATAGCGTGTCGGTTCCTTATGCGAGCGCAGGCGACTCTCAAATCGTAGCTTACTTCAATTGTGACTCTGCCACCTCTGGTCAGGCCCTGCAAAAAGGCACCGGCATGGTGACCATCGGTGCCGGTGTGACGACAACCACAGGCCAAGTGTCAAATGCTTTAGATAACAATGACATTAGATATAGTGACGGCCAGTTAACAATTCCGAGTGCCAATATAAACTGGTCACTAGGGACAGTAGGTTTGTGGGTGTACTTCCCAACAAACCAGTATGAACAGTTTGTTTTTTCTGAGACTAACGATAGTGCGTTCAAAATCGGTTATCTATACGACGAGCTGTACAGATTTACGTTTCGCGGTGGAACAGTAGAAGTGATCATTGTCGCTGCGGGCTGGCATTTTGTCGAGCTGGCGTGGGATTACGCAAATACAAGATGTGCTGCCCGTGTAGACGGCGGTTCGTGGGTGGCTTCATCTTCAGCAAACGGGGCAACTGCTCCGAGTGGGAACTTATTGATAGGGTCTTCTCCTACCGGGTCAACCCAGGACATGTTGATGGATCAGGTTTTGGTCAGCAATGTCTATCAAAAAGACATCTACTCGGTCAGAAATAATACCAGCTTCTAAGGAGACATTATGATAAGAGCATTGGCCTTTTTGCTGGTTGTAACCTCATCGATTATCGCCTATGCCGATCCAGCGGGTATAAGTGTCGGCGGCACGGTCCAACATGGCCAATCAATCACGATCAGTGGTACAGGGTTCGGCACAAAAACCGCTGCTGACCCGGTCGTTTGGGACAACTGCGACCACGGACAGGCAGTCACGGCCCGGTGGTCTGGTGGATGGCCCACAGCGGCTGACCAAGCAGCATCGACACCGCGATATGCTGCATCTGGCTCTATAGGCAGTGTGGCCACGGCACACAGCCTTGCTTCAAATTATCTTGCTGCAAGGGCTTATGACTCAGGGTCCGGACAAGGGTTCCCAAACAATCCAGGGGTATGGCGGGTTTTTAGTTCGGCGCCGACTACCATCTACGCAAGCTGGTATCAAAGAGTTCATCCGGGCTTCAGTTCAGGTGATAATTTCAAGTGGTTGGATTATTCTGGCGGCAACAGCCCATATGACAGCAGCGGAAATTGGTACTTGGAGTACGTCGGCGGGCTGGGTGGCAATAACCACATAAACGATAATGCGGCTGGTCTTTTTCAGGACCCAGACCTGTGCGGTGGTAATTGGGGTAGAGACTACCTGTGTAATTCTTGGTATTTCGGCGATTCTGTAAACCCAACTTCGCAGTGGGTTAAACTTGAAGTGCTCATCAATGTTTCAAGTAGTGATACCGCTGGCTGGATAGATTTATATGAAAACGGGTCACTTGAGCGAAATGGGACCGGCCCTCATTCGTACAACGGGGCCACTGATCAAACAATATCAGGCACGCCTCGTAATCTATTGCTGGGGGGGTTTTCCAGGAATAGTGGCGTTGATAACTGGCGTTTTTGGAACGACTTATATGTAGACACATCTTTCTCCCGCGTAATGATCTGCACCGGGTCAACCTGGGCCAACCACGGAACATGCGAGCCACAAATACCCACTACCTGGTCCGATACCTCCATTACCGCCACCGTCAACCGGGCCGCGTTCGGCGCAACCGATAGCAGATATCTGTATGTTGTGGATAGCAGTAATGTGGCAAATTCGAGCGGTGTGGCTATTACGTTCGGGGATGAGTCCCCTACGCCCACGCCTACAGCGACCCCAACACCAGAACCCGACGAGTGCGACGGCGCACACCTGGTTCTTTGCGTAACAGAAGGCTCATGTACTGGAGCCGGCGGCTATTGGTGCGGTGGTACTTGCCAGTCGGGGCCATGCGCTACCCCCACGCCGACACCCACGCCTGCACCGGGAACGCACCCTAATTGTTTTGGGTGTAGGGTTTTAAACTGATGTCGTCTTACGGCTTTTTGAGGCATCGAATTCGCGCGTGGCATATTCAGGGAGTTGCAAAGCAAAAGAAATGACCGGAAATAGCAAGATTAAAACGACGATTAACAGCTTTTTCATGGATGCCCACCTACCTTTGGAGATGCTATGCACGATAGGACTGGACATCGTCGAATACAAATACCGTGCCGTCTATATATGGTGGTACCAAGCTAACCCGGCACAACTCACAGGCAGATTGTGAACAAAACTACATAGCCATATGAATTAAATTACAGAGTCCGCAACGAACCTGTGAACGCACCTACCCAAAGGACGCCCGAATGAACCGAGATGAGTTTCTGGTTTCAGATACCGCCAACCTGCAGGAAACCCCCCTGCTCTATTACGTGGGGGGATACAAGTACCAGTCCAGGAACGACATGGTCTATCGGACATTGGTCTTGCCACCGGCGGACATCGTGACCGACCTGGTCATCCTGCGCCGCGATGGCTGGCTGTGGGTGAGCAAGTACTTTGCCTGGGACGGGTGCAGCGGACCGACCCTGGACGACGCCACCAACATGCGCGCCGGCCAGGCCCACGATGCACTCTATACGTTGATGCGCATGGGGCTGCTGCCGGGATCGTTCCGCTTGCCGGCGGATGATGTGTTGCACCAGTTAATGCTGCGCGATGGGGCCTACCCGTTTCGAGCAAACTACTACATGTGGGCGGTAAATCATTTCGCCGCCGGCAACGCCCGGACCTCGGCGGCAAAGAAGGTGCTGGTGGCGCCGCGTCAGATCGTTTTGCCCGGCCTTGCGCCGGCATAGAAGTAATCATCGATAGGATTTAAGGCTGCGGCCCGGGGGACGCTCCGGGTCGTACCGCAAGGGACATGAAGGGGGCCGATGCAGCGGCTGCATACGCTGTATTGCCCCCTTTTTGTCGCCGGAGGGTCAACAGTCGTCAAATCAAATAATAGAAAGGATTTTCGCATGAGAAGAACAGTCGGGTGGGCAGTAATTCTGGCGGTGGTCTTGATGGTGCTGTGTTCCGGAGGGCCGGCCTCTGCCGCGTCGGCCACGCTGGCATGGGATGCCAATCAACCGGCGCCGACCGGATATCGGCTCTATCAACGCGTGGGGGGTCAGTCCTATGATTATACCCGCCCCATCTGGACCGGACCGGGGACCACGGCCACCGTGACGATCCCGGACGGAGCCGAATCTTATTTCGTGGTGCGCGCCTATGTGACCGCGGGCAGCCGGACCGAGGAGAGCGGCGACAGCAATGAGGTCTCGGCGCTCACCAAACCGGCGCCGCCGAAAAATTTGCTGCTGCAGGCAATCGACGAGATCATCCAGGGGATGAACACGCTGAAGCAGGCCGTGGCGCAGCAAAACACGGGGTCTTGACGGATCGCTTAAATAAAGCCTGGCGGTGGCGCGGACAGCAACAAGAAAAAAGGAGCGACGGACAATGGCCGATGCCGAAATCTGCAACCAGCACAGCGGGTGCGTGGCGGATATTACTACCCTGAAAGAATCCGACAAGCAGCAATGGAGCGCGATAAAATCGATCGAAAACAAGGCCAATGTCATTTTGGGCGGAGTGTGCGTGAGTTGTATCCTGCTGGTCATCAACCTGTTGGTGTCCAAGGTATGATCGGCCCAAAAGGGGGGGGTCCGCATGAATGAAGCCGAAATCAAGGCCGTCATCGACGCCAACTCTCACACCTACGCCTACTCCAACTCCTGCCCCTGGTAGCCTGATGCAGCCTGTTCGCCAAACCGGAGGCGTTGGAGCCACCAGGATCAGCGGCGGGATGACGGTGGGGCAGTAGGGTTGGTAGTGAAAGGGATTACACACCCTAACGAAAGAGGGAACCGGAAATGACAGATCCACAAACTGACCCAAACTTCTTGCGAGAGTGGTGGCAGCAGATCATCTTTGGTGCTGGCCTGCTTTGGGCGATCTTTCGGACCGAGTACAAAAGCCATCAGGTTTACACCCTGGTCTATGATGATCACGGTGTCCCGCGTATAGTGTTTGCACCCTACTGCGATAAATGCCGGGCAGAGTGTCAGCAGCGGTTAATGACGGCGATTACTGATTTAACGACTGAAGTGCGAGAGACGGGAAAGAGGATAGACCGGGTGCTTGAACGGGAATAAGGAGAGCAACCATGAGCAAAGTCAGCATGAACTTTTGGAGAACTGAGTTTGCTTGTAGGTGTGGCTGTGGTTTCTCAGCGGTTGACGTCGAACTCTTGACTGTTTTGGAGGATCTCAGAGTTGAATTGCTCAGTGGTCATCCAGAATATCCAGGTATTGAGATTCTCTCCGGTTGTAGATGTCAGGAGCATAACAAGAAAGTCGGTGGTGCACCTAAGTCAAAGCATGTTCAGGGAATTGCGGCTGACATAAGGGTTTGGCTTTATTGGCAGAGACTACAACTTGCTCCAGCAGCAGTGGCTGACTTCCTGGAGGATCGTTATTCTGACAGATACGGAATTGGCAGATATAGCACCTTTACTCACGTTGATGTAAGACAGCAGCAAACACGATGGATTGGCTGAAAGGGGGAAAGAAATGGAAATCACGACTGATAATGTGGAGATTCTGCTCTTGGCAGGAATTGCTGTTTTAGACTTAGTAGCAGGAATGATTCCTGATAAGTATGTCAACTACGTGGGCGTCGCGAGAAGGATCATTTCCTTTATCTCTCTTGGAAGAAAGGTTAAGAAATGAACTCGCTGAATGATGATCCGAAGTTGCTTGAAGCTTTGGCCGACTGCTACGTGTCAACCAGAGTTTTTTCCAAGGTCATGATGCCTGAGAGGTTCAGTGCGGAGTTTTCACCTTTGCACGATAAAATCATCGAGGCGATTGATAGCGGTGAGCCCAGGGTCGTCATTGCTGCTCCTCGTGGAATCGGAAAAACTTCACTGTGTCTTTCGTATCTGGCCAAACGTATTCTCTTTCGTGACACCAGGTTCTGTGCCTACATATCAAACTCTGCGACGTCAGCCGAGCTACAGACCGAAAACTTAAAACGTGAACTACTTTCCAATCGACTAATTAAGCAGTTCTTCGGGTCCATCAAGGCGGACGGACTGACGGACGGGGTTGACGAGAGTTTCTCCAAGAAGACTTGGGTAGCGAACAATCACACTATGATGCTACCTCGTGGGGCTGGTCAGCAAGTTCGTGGTCTGCTTTACACGATTCATCGACCTGACATCTTTATCATTGACGACCTGGAAGATGCTGAAGAAGTTAAGAATGAGGAACTTAGGAAGAAGCTCAGGGAATGGTTTACGGCTGACGTCCTAAAGGCAGTTAGTAGAATTGACAAGAACTGGCGAATCATCTACATCGACACGTTGAAGCACGAAGACTCGCTTCTTCAGCATCTTTTAGATCATAAAGACTGGTGTGGGGTAAGGCTTGAGATTTGCGATGACAACCTTAAGTCAAATGCTCCGTCGTTCATTACCGACGCTGAGGTTAGAGCGGACTACGAATATCATAAAACAGCTGGTCAACTTGACGTCTTCTAC